GTCAATAATTACAGTTTTAAATTCGCTTTCTTCTTCTAGTAATGATCTGAGGTTAGCTTCCAGTTCTGTATATGTTTTAGCTACAGGAAAGTGGGGACACTCAATCTTACCAATGCCATCTTCTGCTTGAACTATAATTGGTTTATTCATAGTTGCGCCAAAAGATGTTTTACCGATTCCACCTGGTCCATACAATACTAAGATTGGTGGTTTAAGTTTTGCCTTTTGCCTAATATTAGCTAACGACATTACTGCACCTCTATCTTAGGCTCATCTTCTGTTGGCTCTAATATGTTTTTCATACGAGCTTCATAAGAACCAAGTAAAGTATTTAAGTCATCAATGTCATTGTTGGCTTTAATAATAAACTCATCTCTGATTTGTTTCTTCTCCTGCCAACGAGCCATCAACTCTTTTGCATTGTCTGGCATTTCATTTATCTTATGTTCCTTGCCATCATCCGCAAACTTTATTGTTGGTTCATCAACATTTTCAGTTGTATTTTCTTTTACCATTTCAGTCTCCCTTTTGGTTTTGTTTATAAGTATCACAAGCATCTTTAGCATTACACCAACGGCATCCGTCTTTGCTATAGTTGTATGTGGGTATCTCCTCAAAGCAAGCCTCGGCTGCTGGCTTCAAGGTTTCATAGGCCCATTCAACTAAGTTAATAGCTGATATGGAATATGATCTGATTGGACCGTCTTTGTGCCAACCTCTTGGTTGTACTATGGTCATTTGAACTGTGCAGTCATCTCCGTATCTTGATAATGCACCTAGTGCATAGATACGCATTTGTGGGTTGTCTGCTTCTACTGCCCACTTACCAGATTTGAGATCTATTATCTCTATCATGTCTTTACCAATGAGTATTGCATCTGCTGTACCCCATAAGTCTGCATGTATTTCTGGCATATTAACTTTTTCTTCTATCAATGGTCTTGCAACATCAAGCTCCATCATTCTCTTGTCTATGTAATCTACATAAGTATTAGCACAATCAATCATCTCTTGGTCAACTGTGATATCAAAATCTTCTACATGATGTGTTGTGTCTAAATAGTATTCTTCTATTGTAAGATTATTTAATCTACCTTTAAGTAGTGTCTCTACCATTTCGTGAATCAATGTACCTGTCGCTGCTGGTATGCCTACTTTGTATTCTACTTGCATGCTAGACAATAGCTGTGGCATGCCAGGGCAAGCCATCCATATCTTTGCTGCTGAAGGTGAGAGTTTAGCGTGTGCCATCTACAGATATATAAGAGTCGTTTTCCATCTTTTGCACATCTTTAAGATCATAAAGTATCTTTCCACCAATCTTGAAATAGCTAGGACCTTGTCCTCTATATCGTCTGTTATCTATTGTTTTCTTGCTAACTCCCCAGCGCTTCGCTAATTCGTCAACTTCTATGGTGTTTGATATGTCAAAATTCTTTTCTAATATATCCATAAATTTCCCTTTTATTAATATTTTTGTTTATACTAACACGATATTACTAATTATGGTAATATAAATAAATAAAATTTGGGAGAAATTTATGATGAATAAAACAGTATACGCACATACTAACATAGGAAACGAAAAGGATTGGGATCAAGAGATAGATAAACTTGCAACCAATAACCAAGTAGCTGGAACGCATTACAAGCAATCTAAGATACAGCCTATTGATTATATATACGCTAACAACCTGTCTTATAACCTAGGTAGTTGTTTAAAATATATAACCAGAAGTAAAGGAGAGAAACAGGATAGGGTGACTGACTTGTTAAAAGCCAAACACTTTATAGATCTTGAATTACAGATGGTTTACGGAACAGACGCTAAAGGTAATAATATAGGAGACTATTCAGTAGAAGTTTCTCTATAACCATGAGGTAGCTATGAATTTATATGAGTTTGATGATCGTATCTTAAACGAAAGGAACGGAAGAAAGCCTGTATATATAAACAAACATCTTGCTAAAAAGTTTAAGGATTTTTGTGAGACTGAACAGAAAGAACCACATAAGGTGGTTGAGTATCTAATATCTTTAGGTATGAACTCTGTAAAGCATTACGAAAAACCTAAAGTGTCTGTTGACATCGAAGCTCTTTAAATAGGTTTTTGGTATTCTCTAGCGTGTCCCACGCTTGAACATCCTCGTCTTTAAAACTTATCTGCTTTAGACCTTCTGGAAACATAAACTGAACTGTTTGATGTTTTAAAGCAACCAAGGCATAAACATCTATAGCATTTTCTGTATAGAATCTTTCTTTGGTATAAGCACCGCGCCTAAAGTCATATATCCATGACACTCTACAGCTTTGTATTTTTGATTGTGTTTTAACCTGGCACTTGTATAGCGTATGGTCAACATCAAAGATGATGTCTGCCTCCGCGCTGTGTGGAACTATCATTACAGTATCTGCGTGTAAAGAAAGTAGCGAGGCTACTAAGTATTCTCCAGATCGGCCAACTCTTTCAGATTGGCGTGGCATGGGGTTATTGTGGCGTTGGCCCTATAGGTACTTGTGGTTGAGAAAGAGACTGTAGGTATTGTTCTCTTTGTGCATCCATAACAGGACTAAAGCCAGCAATCATTCTTGTTGTTAGAATAGCAGCATCTTTAGAGGCTGGGTTTGTTTTTCCAAGTTCTATTAATGCTTTTACAGATTCTTTTTTAGTTAATACATTTGCGAGTTCTTTCATGGTTTTGTCGTTTACATATTGACCATATTTACCTGCAAATTTTACCTGCCACATAAAAGAACCTATTTGGGCAGCCTCTCTAGTCAAATTAAATTTATTAGGAGGGAAAGATGGGTTATCTATATTTGCTATTTTTGCAGTTCTTTCTAAAACTTTATCAAATTTATCCATGCCTAAAAGCAAAGTTTTTTTATCAACGCCATATGCCTCAGCAACTCCTTTTAACATTTCATTAAAATTTGTTTTATTTTTTCCAGCTAAATTACTATAAAGGTTAAAACCTGATTTTAAAGATTGTCCAGTTGGTTGTAATTTAAAAGCATCGGTAGCCGCATCTTGTATATATAATCTAACAATATTTGGAAAAACGTCAGGATCTTCGCTATTTAATATTTTATAAGTTTGTTCTATGTCAAATTTATTAGCGCCTTTTGGATTTGCAATAAATCCAGTTATTGTTGTTGGTGTAATATTTTTCTTTTGTAATTCTTTTGTGTGCATATAAACAACATCAACTAATTCATTTGATACTTGTTCGTATTTATTTTTACCAGCATTATAATTTTGATTAGTTCTTAACTCTAAATCAAGATTATCTAACACGCCATCTTTGTCGCTATTTGTAAAATATAATCTATCATTTTCATTGATATAATTTTTTTTCATTTTTGCATCAGGACTAACTGTTCTTGAATTATCAACATAACCTTTAAATTCTTTTAAAGTGGTATCAAGATTTTTTATATTAGTCTGCGGTATTACAATCTTTCTTACAGTTTCAGTCCCAGTAATAGGATCAACAGTTGTTTCATACTCTACCTTTTTAATTAATCTTTTTTTCATTTTTTTTAATTTTATGACGGTAGGATTATCGATTGGTAAGCTATCTATCTGCTCATCTATTTTTTTTATAATATTTAATACATTATTAGGTTGTATTGATTCTGTGTTTGCAACTCCATATCCAGCATCTTGTGCTGCTTCTGTTCTGTCTATTTTTGCTCTAGTTAGTGCTTTGTCAGCTGTTGTTCCAACTTTTTTATATACTTCCCTTATACTTTGTGGGTTTTCTATCATTGCATCCATTAACCTTGTTGCAATTTTTTCAACCTCTTGCGGTCTGTCTTTAAGGTAGTCATACATAATTTTTCCACCTTCTTTAGTTCCATACACAATACTACCAAGAGAATTTATAATTTTATTATCTATTAACTCTGCCGCAGTTACACTTAAACCTAAGTCGTTAGCTTGTTTTTCAAGAGCCATTGCGAGCCTTAACTCATCATCACTTACGCCCTTTAGTGCCTGTTGTGCATAAGAAGCAGCCTTGCTTGGACCCATGGCATAACCACCAATCAATGTAGTTGCAACAGTTGCAGGCATTGCTGCTATTGGAGAAAGACCGACTTGTTCTTGAGTTTCTTGTACTCCTGCTCCTGCGCCACCAAGAATACCAGCAGTTTTAAGCATTTGTGGACTTTTCTTTATACCTGCTACAATAGCAGACGGTCCAATAAATTCACCAGCTGTTTCTGCATACTCACCTGCAAGAGTTCTAGGCTGATATCTAGTTAAAGATTTTGCTCCAGGTATAGATTCTAATAAACCCATCATTTGCTGCATGCTTGGAGTAGACACAGGTTTGGTAAAAGGCATTGCTGACATTACTTGTTTGGCTTGCTTGCCATAGGGTAGTTGAGAAAATAAATATTCCTGTCCTTGTTGTATCATTGATGGAATTGCAGCCGTACCCACAGATCCAAGTGCAGCACCTTTTGCAAGACTTATTGGTATATCTGCTATATCTTTTAATCTTTCTGTTCTAGTTTGCTTTCTTTCTTGTTCTATACCAGTTTCTAATTTTTTTAAAGATTCTTGTTCTGCTTGTAATTTTCGTATTTCATTTGCTAATGCTGTAGCATCTTCAACATTACCAGCTTGATCTGCCTGTATAAGAGCTTGTTCTAGTTGTGCTAATGTTGCCATTATTTAACCCTGTGGTGGATATTTTTTTAATAAATCTTCTATATTTTTCTTTGGCTGTGTTCCTACAGTTGGCATTGATTGCCTCCAATCTCTTCCACCGAGAAATTGAGGTATAGTTTCGTATTTATTTGCTTCTTGTAAATCTTCATCACCAACACGGTTAATTCTTATTTTATATTTGTCGGCGTATTCTCTTTGTGTTCTATTAGCTAAGCTTTCTAATGTTGATAAATTAGCCTTCCAGTTTGGACCTAGGTTGCCAATAATATCCATAGCAATCTTGACATCATTGTCAGACAATCTTCCACTTGGATCAATTTCTTTAGCAGTACCATAAGCTAATCTTAAAAAGATTGATTTAGCTACAGCTCTATCTTGTGAAATTTTATCCAATATATCACCATACTTAGAATCCAACATATTATCTAATTCTGTAAATTCTTTTTGGTTTTGTTGTAGTTTGTCTAAATTAGCCAATCTTTCTGCGCTTTGTATTTGATATTTTGTACTATTAACAAGATTAGCTAATCCACCTGCCAAAGTAAAAGCATCTTTATTTTGTTCTACAATAGATGCTAAATCATTAATAGTATCTATTTGTGATTTAGCACCAAGATAATCATCTCTTACTAATGTCATAACAGACTTAGCGCCTGTTGGTGTTGTGCTAGGGCTTTGACCTACGGTAAATAATCCTTGTTCTTCTTTTTCTTTAATAATATTTGGATTTTTTATTAAATCCCTACTTGTAATACTCTCTACAACATTTCCCTGACTATCATAAAAAGGTATTACTCTAGGCTGACCAAATAATCTATTTTCATATATAGCTATATTTCTTTTGTCTGTTTCACTTCTTCCCTCTACAGGT